AAAGACTCAAATGTATACTACAGAAGAGTACTTGTTAACAATATAATGTAATCTCGGTTACTTTATACTAAAAGAGCCCTTTTTGGGCTCTTTTTTTGTCTTTTTGCCTAAATATAGTTGCAATTAGAACAATTAGACTGTATAATCGTCTATGTAGTAGGGTCAGATACTATGTTAACATTACTTATTAAGTTACTTAAGCCATTGCTAATGAAACTTATCTCGTCTAGATTACTTATTTTTATGCAACCATATCTACTTAAATTTGATAAGTGGTGTGAAGATAAACTAGGTATTGATATCATTAAACAAGAAAAGAAATTTCATCAGAAGTGGCCTAATATTTCAAAACGTATAGCTATCTTAGAAAGAGATGCTCATCCACCTATATGTTTAGATGAGTTTGATGGCTATAAAGAATTAGAAAAGCGTATAAAAGAATTAGAAAAGAAAAATGGCATACAGTAAAGAAGTTGTAGAAAGATTTGAACAGGTGTTAAACTCACCTAAACAATTCTCTGTAGGCAGATACGATCCTAATGATCCGACTGTAGCTACTGGCATGACTGGTGCACCTGCATGTGGTGATGTTATGAAACTACAACTCAAAATGGACCCTGGTAGTAATAGAATTATAGATGTCAAATTCAAGACCTACGGTTGTGGTTCAGCTATTGCTTCTTCTACTATGTTTGTTGAAATGTTAAAAGGTAGAACAATAGAAGAAGCCAAACAAATAAAAGATAAGGATATAGCAGAAGCACTAAAGCTTCCTCCAATCAAACTACATTGTAGTGTCTTAGCTGAAGATAGTATTAGAAAAGCTATAGAAGATTGGGAGAGCAAAAGGACGTGCTAATAGATTTTACAAATGAAGCTTTGGCTAAGGCGATTGAGAAATCGGAAAATGAGGGCAGAGATACTATTCGTGTTGGGGTTACTGGTGGCGGGTGTGCTGGCTATGAGTATATTTTTACATGGGATGATAAAATCGCTGAGTCAGATCTTCTCTTAGATTTTGGTCAACTTAAAATAGTAGTAGATCATTTATCAGCAAATTATCTAGGTGGTTCAATAATCTCATACGAAGAGATTGGTCTCAATTCACAATTTAAAATTAACAACCCTCGTGAAGTTGCTGCTTGTGGTTGCGGTGTATCAGTATCATTAGATCCAAATAAGATAAATACTATCGAGGTAAAATAATGGCAGCTTTAACTAACCAACCACAGAATTTAAATTTCTTATCACCACTTAAGTTTACATTTATTGTAAACAAATTACCTAATGTAAACTTCTTTGTACAAAGTGTTCTATTACCTGCTGTATCATTAAACGCTGCTGAAGTACAAACACCTTTCGTTAAAATACCATTAGCTGGTGATCATATTGATTTTACTGAATTTCAGATTGGATTCAGAGTAGATGAAAATATGGAATCCTATAGAGAGTTATTCTATTGGATACAAGCATTAGGTTTCCCAGAAAGCTTTGATCAATATAAAGAGCTTGCTGATGAAGATAGAAGAGTAAACCCTATTGGATATAAAGAAATATTATCTGATGGTACTTTAATTATACATAACAGTAATACAAATGCAAACATAAGAGTTAAATTTACTGGCCTATTTCCTTCAACTCTATCAGAATTAGCCTTTGATCTTAGAGCTGGTGATATATCTTACATTGAATGTGTTGCTTCTTTTAGATATGAAAAGTTTGAAATAGAGTTGATTTCTGACTAAAAAGCTCTTATAATTATACTATGACTCTGGATGAACTACTCGAAAACTGGAAAGCTGACTCTGATATAGATAGAACTGAACTTGGAGAAGAAGCTTTAAAAATACCACAATTACATTCTAAGTACTTTAAATTTTATTCTACTGAAAGACTTGCATTAAGAAAGTTAGAAGAAGATCTTAAAGTTTTAAAGAAGAATAAGTATGAATGGTTTAGTGGTTCTATGGATTATGAAGAGCTAAATGATCTTGGATGGGAGCCCAACCCATTAAAAATACTTAGAGCAGACATACCTCAGTATATAGATGCTGATAAAGATATTGTCAGTCTTAATCTTAAAATAGCG